AACCAAAGGATTGAAGTCTCACTTGATCTCTCAAGTAAAAGCTGCCGCTGGTTCTATCCTTGCTCAGACTGATTGGATGGTAATTCGCAAAGCTGAACGCAATGTAGACATCCCTACTTCTGTAGCTGATTATCGTGCAAGCGTAGTAGAAAAGGCTGCCGAGTTGGAGGCAGACATATCTGCGGTTACTACTGTAGAACAATTAATTTCTTTAGACATTTCTTTACCATCGGATAAATAATGGCAACCAAGTTTACTAATAATGCTTCTGCAACGCTAGCAACATCGATTAATAACTCTGTTACATCGATCGTAGTTACTGCTGGACAGGGGGCGTTGTTTCCAACGCTAAGCGCAGGAGATGTGTTCTTTGCTACTCTTGTAGACTCAAGTAACAATCTAGAGATTATCAAAGTAACTGCCAGGGCAACTGACACATTTACCGCTGTGCGCGGACAAGATGGTACTCTTGCTAGATCATATACAGCTGGAGACCGTGTGGAGCTACGCCCCGTTGCTGCTGCTTTAGATACTTTTGCTCAGCTGGCATCGAACCAGACGATGAGTGGTAACAACACGCTAAGCGGTAATAACACCCACAGTGGAAACAATACATTTAGCGGCACAAATAACTTTACTGGAGTAGCTACCTTGGCCTCTCCTGTTATGACTGGAACTCCTGTTGCTCCTACTGCAGCTGCTGGAACCAATACAACTCAGCTAGCTACTACGGCTTTTGTATTAGCAAACGGAGTGCCTACTGGCGGTCTAGTAATGTGGTCAACTAATACTGCTCCCAATGGATTCTTGCTTTGTGATGGAGCGGCAGTTTCTCGTACAACTTATGCAGCATTGTTTGCAATAGTTGGGACTACCTTTGGTGCTGGCGATAATTCAACTACGTTTAATGTACCAAACTACACAAATCGTGTGCCATACGGAGCAACCCTAGGTGCAACAGGTGGTTCTGCAGACGCAGTTGTAGTAGACCATACCCACACTGCCACATCATCTGTATCTGATCCTGGTCACAATCACACAACTAATTTAATTCCATACAATGGAACTTTAGGATCTCAAATCCACGGGGCAATTAACTCTGGAAACACAACTGGCACTAGCACAACTGGCATTACTGTTAGTACAACGATTGCCAATGCTGGACAATCTGGCACAAACGCTAATTTGCCACCATATCTTGGTATTAAATTTATTATTAAAACATAGGGTAAACACCTATTGTAATTAAATAGCTAACATTAACAATGCTGTTATGCAACATTAACAAATATATTTGGTAATTAAATGAGTGAAGAGATTCAACGTGACTTAGGAAAACATGATGCGCAGATCGATGCGTTAAACGATCGAGTAGATCAATTGCAGCATGACCTCAGGACGGTTATGGCTCAACTTTCTAGTATTCAACACACATTGTCAGAGGCAAAAGGCGGATGGAAAACACTAATGTTCATAAGCGGAGTGTCAGCAGCAGCGGGCGGGCTAATCGTAAAACTACTAACGTGGCTCCCAATACTCCCTCGGTAAAAACACCAGCTCTCGTATTGATTGAATGGCTTGATGCTGAACATGAGTTTGGCTGGCAAGACAGCAACGATATTGACGACAAGGAAGAGTTGCTCAACTGTTGGACAGTTGGATGGCTTCTCAAAGAAACCAAGACACAAGTGAAAGTTTGTCAGACTTTCTCTTTGGATAATCATGCGCAAACACTCACGATTCCAAAGGGCATGATCATTCACACTACCGTTTTACAACAACCGATAGCACGATATGCCAGCACCCAAAGTAAGTGACGAATTATTTATAGAAACATGGAATAAACATCGCAACGCAGCAGCAGTTGCAAAAGAGCTAGACCTTGGTTTACGAGGTCTGCACAGACGACGACAGCGCATTGAAGAGCGCTATAACATCCATCTAGGCGTAGACGATCCTAGATCACCCACCTTCGTAAGAAGAGAGCATTCACCCAGAGTAGATTGTGAAATGGATAGTGGCGTGATTGTTGTTGGATCTGACGCTCATTATTGGCCTGGAGTTATTAGCACAGCGCATAAAGCATTCGTTCAAGTCATTAAAGACATCAAGCCAGACTTGATAGTTATGAACGGAGACTTGTTTGATGGAGCATCTATTAGTAGATTCCCTAAGTCAGACTGGTCCAGGCCACCTTCAGTAAAAGAAGAACTGGAGGCCGTTTCCGATCGCTTGTTTGAGATTAAGCAGGCAGCCGCAAACGCAAAGACCTGGTGGTGTCTTGGTAATCATGACATGCGTTTTGATACTAAGCTTGCGAATATGGTTCCTGAGTTTGCTGGAGTGCAAGGCTTCACCCTCGGAGATCACTTTCCAGGATGGCAGATTAGCATCAGCCTGTTTGTAAACCAAAGCTTAATGATCAAGCATCGCTTCCGTAACGGTACGCATGCAACATGGAACAACACCTTATATAGCGGTGTATCCATGTGTACAGGTCATTTGCATCGCTTGCAAGCCACAATCATTAATGATTACGGCGGTGCTCGTTGGGGTATAGACTGCGGTACCCTAGCTGAAACACATGGCGATCATATGCACTACGGAGAAGACAACCCAATGAATCATTGCTCTGGGTTTGCAGTTTTAACAATTGAGGATGGCATCCTTCTTCATCCTGAGTTTTGTTTCGTAGTAAATGAGAAGGCTTACTTCCGCGGTAAACAAGTAAAGGTATAAACATGTATTTTATTTTTGATATTTACAACATGCTCAAAGAGAAGATCAAGAGCAAGTTGTTCCCAGCAGAGCCATTGCCAGAACGCTTGCGTGAATGGCCGTTCCCTGTTGGTCAAGTGCCTGCAGTTCAACCGAAGCGTGGTCGTCCTCGCAAAGAAAAGAGTGCGATCAAAAAACCCACGGCAATCAAACCTCGCAAAGGAGATGCCCGTGGTAAATGAACGAAATCGCGTCTGGAGCTAATGCAGCGGTAGGCAGCATCAAAGAAGCAATTGGTGCTAGCCGTAATGTAACCAGTCTCGTAAGAGACATCGACAACGAAGCGACCTCAATAGCCCAAGAACGGGCTGCACAGAGACGCAAAGAACAGCAGGTTCAACCAGACCTGGCTGTTCTCAAAGCCTACAACGAATATCAACTGCTAGCAAAAATGCAGAAGGTAGAGAACGATCTGAAGGCTGACATTATCAAGCATCACGGCCCAAAGGCATGGCAAGACGTACAGGCAATCAAGCAAAAAATCATTAAGCAAGAAATGGAAAACGAAAAACTGTTTCGACAGGACGTTACCAAAGGAAGGATCACAATGATTTGTTGCTGGATAGTCATGGGATGGATTTCATGGTACCTGACTTGGGGCATTAAATAAAGGACATCAATGTTTACTATTATTTCTACAGCACTCTCATTCTTAATGGGCGGTCTACCTAAACTATTGGACTTCTTCCAAGACAGGTCGGATAAATCCCATGAAATGGATATGGCAAGACTGCAGATGGAGCGTGAGCTCAAAATGATGGAAGCTGGTTTTGCAGCACAGGCTAGGGTGGAAGAAATTAGAACCGATCAAATTGAGATGCAAACGCAAGCTCAAGAAAGATCAGCAATGTATCAGCATGACATTGAAATCGGCAAAGGCGCATCCCAATGGATCATCAATCTACGTGCTTCTGTGAGACCTGTAGTGACATATCTGTTTGTCTTGCTTCTTATTATTGTTGATATAGCATCCATCTGGTGGGCGTGGTCGACTGGAATGCAATTTACAGAGGCAATACCTTTGGTATTTGATGCAGATGAAATGCAGATTCTAGCTTCGATTATTGCTTTCTGGTTTGGAACTCAAGCATTCAAGAAATGAACGTAAGCGATAAAGCAATAAAAATGATTAAGCACCATGAAGGGGTGCGTCAACGTCCATATCGCTGTCCAGCTAAATTGTGGACGATCGGTGTTGGGCATGTACTCTACCCAAGGCAAGGTGCATTAAAAGTAGACGATAGGGATTCTGTTCCTTTAGAAGAGCGTGACAATAGAACCTTTTCAATGGAGGAAGTAGATGGCATTCTTAGAGATGACCTTAATCGCTTTGAGCGAGGCGTTGAACGCTACTGTCCCGTTAAGCTCACTCAAGGTCAGTTCGATGCTCTTGTTAGCTTTAGCTTCAATGTTGGTCTTGGAACATTACAGCGCTCAACCCTCCGTCAAAAGGTTTTGCGTGGAGATATGGAAGGTGCTGCGGAAGAGTTTCTGAAGTACACAATAGGTGGCGGCAAAGTATTAAAAGGGTTAGTCAATCGTCGCAATGATGAACGTGCCCTATTTTTATCTTAAGAGGATTTAATGGCAGGTCTGAAACTAATGGCAATGGGCGGGTATGTGCCCCGCGTTGCACCTCACTTGTTAAACGACAATGAGGCGCAGAAAGCCCTAAACACCAAGCTATATGCAGGAGACTTGCGTGCTTGGAATAAACCAGGGTCCCTTGATGTTCCTGTTTTCGTTTCAGAAAACACCACGACTATTTACAAAGGGCGCGATACCGCAAACGATGGACGTTGGATTGCATGGAATACAGACGTTGATGTAGCCAAAAGTCCTGTGCCTGGATCTGAGTATATGAATATCTTCTACACTGGAGATGGAGTACCAAAGAAAACCAACTCTACATTGTGTGGAAGTACTGACGGAACAGCGCCAGCTGCATATCTTAATATGGGTGTTCCAGCCCCTATTAGTGCGCCTGTAGCAACACCTATTCTTGGAGGCGGCACAACCGAAAACAGAGTTTATGTTTACACTTATATCAGCGTTTTTGGTGGCATAGAAGAAGAAAGCGCTCCCAGCCCAGTTTCCGCTGAAGTAACAGTTCATTTAGCTCATGGAGCAACTATCAACGGATTTGCAGCTCCGCCAACTACAAATTACAACATTACTAAACGTAGGATATATCGGTCTGTATCTGGAACTGGATCAACTCAGTTTCAATTTGTGGCTGAGATTCCATTGGCTACTACATCGTATCTAGATAACATTCCTTCATCTGGCTTAGGAGAAGTTTTAAGCAGTCAATTTTATGAAGAACCTCCCAGCAGTATGAAAGGCGTTATTTCTTTACCAAATAACTTCTTAGCTGGGTTCTTTGGGCAAACGCTTTGTTTTTCTGAGGTGAACTTTCCACATGCTTGGCCGTCTATTTATCAGGTAAACGTAGGCTATGACATAGTAGGCATTGCAGCTTTCGGTCAGTCAATTGCGGTAATGACTAAGGGTTATCCCTATGTTGCGTCTGGTCTTACACCAGAAAATATCACCTTGGAAAAGGTTGCAATCCTAGAGCCGTGCGTGGCTAAGAGATCAATTACAT